CGGGTGACGGGTGACACCTTGGATTTGAAACGTTTGGAGAAATCGATTTTTTTATTTTTTTTTTGAAAATGCACTTTTTATTTTCCAATTTGAAAATAAAAAACAGAAAAAACATTTGGCGACGGAGTGGAAAACCAAGGTATCACCCATCACCCATCACCCCAAGTTTTTAAACATATTCGGCGTATTTATTTTATTATATAGCGTATAATAAATGAACGTGTTAGCACCCAGAGCGCCCCAGTCGTTTGAAGATGAAGTAAAATCCGTTTATAAAGCCCTTGAGCCACCCAATGCCGTTTTACAGCTAAAAGGAAGCGCAAGTTTGGCATCACAGCGTTATTTTAGCGACTATGACTTTTTTTGTAATGTAGACAGTCGTCCCACGTTGCGCTTTATTAATAGCATTCGGGCGAAACTCGACAAGATACCTTACGTTTACCCCATAGAGGTTAAAATAGAGACACACGACGGAAAAAAGTATCGCTATTATAAGAGAGACCCCATAAAGTCGCTCCCTAAAAACGTGAAACTTATCAAGGTGGATATAGTGGTAAATATCAACTTTATTTTCACCGAAGTGAGTTGTATCTATTCATTCACACAGGAAAAAATGACGTCTGGCGAGTATATTGACTCGCTCAAAGAGGAAATAGAGGGATTGAAAGACGAGGGAAATTTTTATAAGGTGCTTAAACGACTTTTTTCAATTTACAAAATTAGAGACGAGCCGGCCAAACTTGTGGCTTTAACTCGCTATTTCAACGGTCAAACGGGTTTAGACTATCAGCGGGTCAGTAATTACAACGCTTTAAAACTTGTCGGAGAACATTACGACTCGCCAGAACTGCGGACACGTATGGCATCTAACTTTAAAAGTCTTGACCTTTCAACAGATAGTGAACGGGACGCTCTATATAAAAAATTAAATGCCAATGCCAAGCGCTTATTGAAAAAGTTTTCAATCTAACCTATCCTTTTTTATTTTTCGACAAAAAATAAATTTTTTTTATTCTTCTGTTAATATAAAATATGTCCGCTGATATCAAGAAAGTTTTAGTCCTCGACGATCGTCTTAATTGCAGTGATCAAATCACCTATGCAGTGATGCAAGGCGCACAATCGATGAACCCTGCGCCTTTTGCAGCGGTTTCTCAAACCGTGTCAAGTCATACATACAACATTCAAGTTCCCTCCGAAACCACAATTATTGACCGTCGTGTCTTGTGGAATTCCACTGTACGTTTGTCGATTACCGGCACGCCAGCGATCGGTCAAGTTAACGTCAATTACGGCATCACCGACGCTTTAGCTCCTTTTCCCCTTCATCAATTGGTGTCTGTGATGACTGCACAGATCAACAATAACAGCGTCTCGTTGAACGTCAGAGACGAACTTGCAGCCTTGTTGCGCTTCCACGATCGCCGTGAATTGTCACGGTACAACGGCACGACCCCGACAGCTGTTGATATTTACCAAAAATATTCCGACGGTGTCGGTGCTAATAACAACGCATTGGGCGCTCACCAAAATGCAGCCGACAATGATTTACTCCCTCGTGGCGCATTCGTCTTGGATTACATTGGTGAAAACTCCGATTATTCGACTGCTCCCAACGTTCAAACAGTATCCCCCAACGGCTCTACGTCATACACTACTTACGTTCAATTTACCGTTGCCGAACCTTTATTGATTTCACCCTTTTTGAGCGCTGACCCAAAGTTAAATTCACAGGGAATTTTTGGCGTGCAAAATATGAATTTTCAGTTTTCTATGGGCGACGCAACCCGTGTATGGCGACACGCCAGCTCGTGGGCTAAAACGGTTAGCGTTGTATCGTATACCAGTTCGCAATTGCTCTTTAACTTCCTTTCGCCCCACAGCAATCAGCTCCTTGCAAGCCGAAATATCGTGCCGTATGCCGAATTTCCACGTTACACGACCTCATTTAGTACGTCTTGCGCTACTGGTGTTTCAACGTCATTCCGAAGTTCTACTCTGCAACTAAACGTTATCCCCGATAAGCTCATCATCTTTGTGCGTAAACCGATCGGCTCTCAAGTAAACAGCGACACGGACAGTTTTTTCACTCTGTCAAACTCAAATCCCTTGTCGATTAACTTTAATAACGTGTCGGGTATCCTTTCGTCTGCCTCGATTCAGGACTTGTACCGCTATTCGGTTGAAAACGGCTCGAATCAGTCCTTTTTGGAATTCACTGGTTACTGTAACGTTGCCAATCAAGTCACGGGCTGTGGTACTAAAACGCCGTTGTCTGGCTCGTTGATTGTTCTTGAATTTGGCAAAGACATCCCCCTTCAAGAATCGTATTATGCAGCCGGATCTTTGGGTTCATTTTCGCTTCAAGTCAATCTTAATATGTTTAACCAAGGCGCTGCAACAATTACATCCGAAGAGTTGGTGATTATCACGATGAACAGCGGAATAATGAGTTTGGAACGAGGAAGCGCTTCAATTTTTACCGGTTTATTGACAAAGTCCGATGTCCTCGAAACGATTTCTCAAAAACCGTATTTCCGTGCCGACGCTGTCCGTATGGTTGGCGGGGGTCTTATGGACGGTCTTAAAGGTCTCATTGGTAAAGTATTGCCTATGGTTATGCCCCGAGTAAAGGAGTATTTGAAGTCCAAAGGCGACGCCGGTCAAATGGCAGAAAAAGCAGTTTCGGCGTTGGGGTATGGGAAATCGGGCGGAAAACTTGCTGACCGTATGATGTAAAATAAAAAAAAACACTTTTTTTGGAAAAATTTTTTATTATGTTGAGTATAATAAAAACAATGGCTCTTGTCGAAAATCGTCAACAACTCCGTTATATCGCAGATCAAGGCACTTTTACAGCAACGTCTAACGTTACTTTAGACGTGGCTTCGTCTCGTGTTAATAAAACATCTCTCATCGTGATTTCATTAAACACGGTGGGCGGAACTATTTTAGGTCACCCCTATTTGATGACTCTTACCGCTGGTACTGGCTTCGGCGTTCGTGCTGGAGCATCAGACACGTCTGTTTATAATTACGTCGTGTGGAACAAAAACACTTAAAACAGCATTTAATTTTGATTAAAAATTAAATTAAGCCAGACGGGGAACGTTGCCAAAATCACGACGACGGAACATCAGTTTAAGTTGGGCCGTGCAACCCGACAATAATTGAAACGGGTGAAGAACGCCAAACATATCAGACCACTGGACCGTGATTTCTATAGACTGAAGCGGGGTCAGACCGTACAAATCAATAAGGCGATACTCTCCCGACGGCGTATACTCCAAATTGGGGCGGTATTGATTCGTGGCGCTGTATGGGACAACAAAGTCCGTAATAATAGGCGCTGTATTGTTATTTTGGGTTGGTGGTGTTGTGTTGTACGTCTTTGTATTACCCACGACGCTTTGTACGATTGGCAACAGCGACGATGTAAACACAATACTTAACACGGGATTAAACAAGCCGACGGTTGAATTGTCCTGATACAATTGGATAACTGAATATGTCCCCATATTGTAGAGGTTCAAGCCGTTGTTGTTGTAGAAATTAAATTGAAAATTCTTGCCAAACGCATAATTGCCCGAAGACGAGGAGGGATTACCCTTGATAATAGGAAAGTTATTTAACAGCGTGTTAAGTGCCGTATTCATATAAATTTTGATGGGATTGCCGAGAGAGCTTGAATACCCTGCGTTATCGGCAGACAGTTGAAAGACTTGGTTGGTCGAATTCCACTCAAAAAAGGGGACGTTATTAGACGGCAACGTACCACCCGCTGCAACAACAAATCCGTTAAGAGCCGTATAAGACGCAATTAGCGCCGTATTCATCATCTTACACCAGTCCTGCAAATTAAACAAATAATAGTAATCCGAAGACTTGTCTTGTTCCGTGGTCGGCGCTGAAGGTGTGGGTTGAGTAATATCGGGACTCACATACGTGATGTATTGCTGTGAGATGTACTCTGCGCCTGAATAGGTATAAGCGATACTCAAACTATACACCGTTTTGTTGGGGTTGGACTGCCCTACGAGAACCTGCGGAATAAACAACGGCAACGAGGGCGTTTGTAGGGTGAAACGCACCACGGAAAGATAATAATTTTCTGGGGCATTCAAGTACGGGTTGTTTCTGGTCTGGGTCATTTGAAAATTAACTGGCGCAGAAATCCCCGTTGTGTCATTGTTGATTGCGGACAAATCATAGTACGTATGATAAGGTTGGGTCGGGTCATATTTACTCGCTAATTGAATAGACATTGTTTATCTTATATCAATATTATATTTTTTAATTTACCAAAACGCCGATTTAAAACCTTTCTGATTATCGATACGTAAATATGACTTTACGGGGAATTATCTATTAATATCCAATACAGCAAAATGTGACTTTACAAGATATTTACACATAATTTGATATATATATGTAAGTATGTGTTAAAAATATCGATATTTTTAATGTATATATAGCGGTAAATATCAAACTTCGTGTAAATATATGGTAAATATCTCGTAAAATCGCATATTATCTATTAGATGTTAATAGATAATTCCCAGTAAATTCAGATTCCGTTCCAAATGAAAATCTTTTCTTCTTTATTCTTGCCAAGTCGTTTTTGTTGTAGTAGGTCAAATTCAAGGTCGCACGGTCTAAACTTTTTAGCCACGATTTCATACATTTCTCGATTCATATTAAAGCACACTTTGCCTTTGCGTTTAATGTGGGTCAAACACTTTCGGATTAGAGGCACAAGGAAGGCGTCGTAGAATGCGTTTTCGTCCCAGTCCGCCATATGCTCGTAAATCTCTACGATTGTTTTCTTGGTGATATAGGGCGGACTTGTAAGGACGAAATCGTAATCGATTTTTTCAAACGGAACAAGTAGGGAGTCGCCCCAAATCATACGCATTTTTTTGTCTTGTAATACATTCATAATACCCTCATACGCACCCTGAAGCGAAACGTTTGTGTCAATACCAGTATAGGCAATCCTCGCCGAAGATGCGCCAAGCATACGCCCACCCCAACCCGCCGTAGGGTCTAATACGTGTGTTGCTCCAAAATGCGTGTAGATGAATTTGGCCGTGAATGGCTTGAAGAAGACCACGCTTTGATTGAAACGAAACGCTTCAAAGAAACGGTTTGCCATTGTCCCAGTTCGACCCAACGCCTTGACATTCTTTTCCAATTTGGCATATTCGGCATCGTCGGTCAAAATCTCGGGGAGCGTTTTTTTCTTTCCGCAGACTCGTGTTCGTAGCATATTTTCCATTTGGAAATGGTAGAGAATTCGATTCCCGCAGAATTTATTGGCGTTTGCGTGAGCCTTGGCAACAACCAATGTTTTCAAGTCTTTTTCCAGTTCGGCGCAACCGATTTTCTTGTCGTTCACAATATCCGAAAACGTGATGCGACTCATTTTATATATACGCAAGTTTTTAAATCATAATTAAAAACTTTCTTTTTTTCATTTTTCGCTCCCCGTCTCATCTAAAAATAACAATCATACTTGCCTTTACATTAGGTTGTTTTTTATCGGGTTGTTCTGGGTTGATAAAAGAAATGCGACCCTTGACAAACCTGATTTCTGCCTGATTTAAAATATAGTCGTGAAATGCTTTCGTGTCGGTGATGGCGTTAATCAACATTACCACGGTTTTGCCCTTCTTCCATTCGTCGTGAGCCTTTTTAATCCACAACGCAACCTTTGAATATGGCGGATTGACAAACGTCGATGTTCCCCACTCTATCTTTAATCCGTCTGCGTCAGTTGGCATCCACTCAATCGGGCAAGGGTCAAAATTAAACTGAAATTCTGCGTTGAGTGGGTCATAAATAGAAGGCGGAGTTTGCCACTTGTCGCTTTTAGACTTTGGAATGTAAGCCATTTTTATAATATACGCAAGTTTTTAAATAACAATTAAAAACTTTCTCAGATTAATTTTGGCGGGCGAGCGGTTGGGTCTCTGTCTCCGCTGGGCGGTGCTGGTTGAAGTGTAGGAGGGCGACCACGAGGAGAATTGTTAGGAGTGGAATGACCAGAAGAGGAAGAAGAAGAAGCGTTTGACGTGTTAATACGGGTTGCGTTTCGTTTAGCGTCAACACGAATGATAAGTTGTTTGCTGACAGGGAGACGCTTAAGTTGAGAAGTGGTAAGACGGGGCTTTGTAGGGACAAGGCGAGGTTTCTGGGTTGGCTTTTTGAGTCTGAAAAAAAAAGCGGATTGCGTCGGTCGGGTTTTCTTCCACGACTTGACACGAAATGACACGTCGGGCGTGTTTAACAGATACGACGCTTCGTTTATACTCTTCATAAAACAGGAGCGGTAGCGGTGATCGTAAATGGCGGTTATCGACGAATTAACGCTGTGAATGTCGCTTGACAGGCTATACGACACAGCAACGGTTTTTTGCTTGTCGTCTTTAAATACTGTACCGCTACTTTGGAACAGAGCCGTTGATAGGAAATACACCTTGAAGGCTTTCAATAAAGAACACAGCATCTTTATAGTTTGGAAAGAATTTAAAAAAATAACAAAAAATCACTTTGGCTCAAATGGTGGCAAATTTTTATTATATTGCTTTATAATAAAAAATGTATACTATTACATCGCACACAAAAGAACGAGCGAAACAAGCAGGATTAGCCATTAAGCCAAGCACAAAACCAAATAAAAAACTGGACGTGTATGCGAACGGCGAACTTGTTGCATCCGTCGGCGACCGTTCCTACAGTGATTACGGGACATATCTAAAAGAAAAAGGCAAAGACGTGGCAGACGAACGCAGGAGACTCTACCACATCAGGCATAAGAATAACAAGGGACTTGAAGGGACTTTAGCAAAGATATTACTTTGGTAATTCCTCAAATTGAAAAATAAAGTATTCGTTCGAATCAAACCACTCAAAAACGCCCTCATATATATCCTCTTCTTCCCAGTAGACACGTTCTGAATCGGACTCGTTTTCTGCCATTTTTGTCGATTCCATTCGTTCTTCCGTCCAGTAGTCATTGTATTCGGGTTGCCAGTTTTTGGGTTCAACGTCCAATTGGTATGTCATTCTTTTTTATATATATCCAAGTTTTTAAATAGCAATTAAAAACTTGACTTACTAACCCATCACCTCACCCATCACCTCGTCAAGTTTTTAATAAAACCCCTGTATATACTCATATAACTCTCCCTTATATTAACCTTGAAAATAAATAAATAGAAATAATGTTTAAAAACTTGGGGTGACGGGTGACGGGTGACACCTTGGATTTGAAACGTTTTGAGAAATCGATTTTTTTATTTTTTTTTTGAAAACGTATTATTTATTTTCCAATTTGAAAATAAAAAACAAAAAAGGCATTTGGTGACGGAGTGGGAAATCAAGGTGTCACCCGTCACCCGTCACCCCAAGTTTTTAAATTCGGGGGATCGAAAAATGAAAAAAAGAAAGTTTTTAATTATGATTTAAAAACTTGTGTATATATAAAATGAAGATTGAATCGCCCATCTCGGAATTTCTGGCAGAGTTTATCGACACGTTTGCCTACCATTTCAAGCCAACATCAAAGTGGTTTAACATTAAGGATATGACGGACGAACTGGACGAAGAAATTGAGAAGAATATTGCGTCTCGCCGTGATTTAGCCGAATTTGTGTTGCCGTTTAGAAACAACGCCAACGTGTCAGTAGATGATGCGACTCTTGCCAGACGCATTTATAAAAAATACTCAGACCCCCAACTTATTTGGGACTCGATTTGTAAAAAAGCCTAATAAATTTTTATTTCACAATAAAAATTAAGCGATAATGTCGATTTGACTACTTACAATTCCGTCGGGAGGTAATCGCATTTCAAGTTCAAGCCGTTTCATATATTCAAAATAATCGTCCAAATCCATACCTTTTTTAATCAAACACAGAATTCTGAAAATACAATGTCGCCCGCAGTCATTGATGTGTCCGCCGTCTTGCTGGTATTTGACGGGGTTATATATGACTTGTTGCACACAGCAATCAAGGAGCGGAGTTAGTAATTTGCGACCCTGACCGAGTTTCTGGCGATTTTGTAGCGACGTCCAAGAAAGTTGTTTGTCAAACATATTTCCGTACGGGTCAAAAAATTCAATTGTGCCGTTTTTGCCTTTGGGATAACGAAGCAACGCCGTCCAATGTCCGTTGTTCGGGCTGTCTTCGTATAAAATAATGGCATAATCGGTTTCATTCGGCAAAAATTGCGTGATAGACTGAACTCGACTTAATTCGCTGTATTTGATAATTTTGGCATTTGGCAGATAATGGCGGATTTCGCTGTCGTCTAATGGATCGGCAATAATTTCTTGTAGTTTTTCGGGCAATTTAGTAACGGGGACTTTGCTATATTTACCCTTGCCTTTTAGTGGCGGTTCAAAAAAGACGGGTTGGCTATTTTCTTGACCCATCTGGATTTTTATTAATACAAAATATTTTAAATCTTGCTAAATAAATAAAATGGACGAGTCGGATAACAGACCGTATGCCCTCCAAACGGTTATTGTCAAAAAAACCGTACCCAAAGATAAGGCGTTAGAACACGCCAAGAACATTATCAAGAAAAAGGCTTTCAAAGGGTCAGAAACAAAATTGACGTATCGCTTTCGGGCTATTCCCAAAACCAAATTTATCAAAGAGTCTTTTCGTAGCAAGAAAATAAACCCAGATATTACGCTTGTTTTTGCTGAACTTAAGCCCGAATTCTCTAAACTGATGGGAAGGGGCTTTTTCGACTACTTCAAGAAGGGGTACGATAGCGCCAAAGAAACGCTGGGGAAATTGGTAGACACAACAAGCGACTATTTCAAGCCAAGACTCGACAGCTATGACAATAAAACAACAAATATGTTAAAGCAGATCGGCGATTTACCAGTAACCCGACTACAAATTTATAAAGCCCCGTTGCGTGAGATGTTTGATAAAGCCCTTGATCTGATTTCGCTTGGAGCGTGGAGCACGTCCAAGAAGAAATACGGGTTTGACACGTTTTTTCATCTGGGTCTATTGGCAACACTCGATAACGGGCAGACCTATATCATAGAGAAACTTGACCGCCCGAGTGTTTCACAGGAATTTAATTTAAACGATCAGGGTTTAGAATTGCTTGACGTGCCTTTAACGGGGCTTGGTTCAAAGCGATTAACAATTAATACGATGTTGGAAGATGCACGAAAGGCGGTAGGCGACCAAAAATTTTTTGAGTATGACTCGTTTCGAAATAATTGTCAATTTTTTGTCAGAATGTTGCTCGACAATCAGGGGCTTTACACGGAACGAGAAAAGAATTTTTTCTTTCAGGACATTTCGCAGTTGGTTAACGAGTTGCCCGAATACGTACAAAATTTTCAACGGTTTGCTACGGATACAACAGCAACGGTTGGCAAGATTACGGGGCAGGGAGTAAATGAACCTCGCCGTCAGCCCATATATAAAGGAAGCGGATTTGAAGATTTTATAAAGGACAAGGGGCTGGAACTTGCATCAGGGTTTGCCGACTCGCTCGGCGGTGAGAACTTTTTGGGGCGTGTGGGGGAAGACATTACCGATGTATTTTCGGGGCGACAAGTGGGCGATTCACAACGACAGCGCACCGCAGACCGTGAAGCCCAGCAAAAGGCCGACCAATTGGAGTATGAAGAAAAGCAAAGAGAATACCGCAAAACAAAAGAATTTGGAGCAGAGACTTATGCGAGGGAGATAGGCGGGAAATTCTATGAAGAAATCTGGCCGAAATGGGAAAAGAAGTTTATGACACCGACCGAAGGCTATTTGTTGTATCCTGAAGATGTAGTGAATTTTGGTATGGCTGTTAGAAACAAAGGATTAAGAAGCAAAGCCGAAGTGGATAAATTCTTTGCCAAAACCAAAAAAGATGCCCTTCAAATGCTTAAAACAGGCAAACCAGTCGGAGATATCAAATACGACAGCGAAATGTTACGGAAATACCAGAGCCAATTGAAAGGAAGCGGACAGGGTAAGAGCGTTGGCGGAGTACGTGGAACGCCGAGCCGTTTTGCAGGTTATAATCATCTTGGTAATAACGTATACCTTGATATAGAGACTGGAGATGAAATATCCGCTGGGGAACTTCTTAAGCGTCAGGGTATAAATCCTATTGTTTCTATGTCCCCCGAATACGAACGGCTACAAGACCCAGCAGAATTTACCAAGGACTTGGGAAAGAAAATTTTGTCATTCTACGGTATTGGTAGCGGAAATCCCTTTGTTGATTTAGGAAACAGAGCCGTAGCAAGCACAGGCGGTGCTGGTATTGGATTTAACCAACCAAATCCGTATGGCAATTTACACGAATTAGAACAACAATTCGGACGTGGTTTGCTTGGCTATATCGACGAATTAGAGGGCGGGAATCAGGCATCGGGCTTTATCCGTGCGATGATGGCAAGACGCTTCCCGCAGGGTCAAAGAGGAAATATAGAGGACGATACCGATTATAAAGAGATAAACAAGAAAAAGTTTAAAAACCTTGACAATAAGGGCTTTGACATTAAAAAGATGAGTAAAACCACCCATAATTTGGCGCTGACAAGCAAACCGCTAACCAAAGATGAAATATACAGGTCGTTTTACGACTATATCGTACAACACGCCCCCCAGCATTTACCAGTAAGAGACGGAGATATTAACTATAAAGGCACGCACGACTTGGAAGGAATGTTTGAACTTTGGAAGGAAACCGTGGGCGTCGAGAAGCGTCAAGAGCGAAAAAGGCGCAAAGATGCTCCGCCCGTAGATGTAGACATTCCAGCGTCTTTTTACGATCTACCCAAACCCAAAGTGGCTGTTAATAGCCCCGCTGTTGTCGTCGTACCAGTTGAAGACGTCGATGACGAAAAGGGCGACAAGGTCATATTGGGTGAATTCGAAGATCCTAAAACCGCATTTGAGCGAGAAATCAACAAGTTGGTAAATTACGGGGCAACATACCTCCATTTCGACGATTTTATAGCGAATGTGACACAGCCAGTTGTAAATCCCCGAATGCACGGCGGATCTCAAAGAGCGCACGATCTTGTTTCAATGTACTATTTTATTACAAAGTATAAAATCCCGATCTTGGATCTTGGGGACGAATTTTATGCCTCTGTTACTAAAAATTCTAAAAGCGCCCCCGTAAAGACCCTTGTAAAATCTTATAACAGCTTGGGGTTTGTCTCTGATATTGGGGTTGAAGCGATTTCAAAAATTATAGAAGAAATCAAAAAAAATTTAGACAGGGGAGAAGAGCAAATTTTATTAAAGATGGGTATTGGAACTAAAAGTGCTGGTTTCCACGCAAATGCTATTATCGTTCGTGCTGTAGATAAAAAAATATACATTGTTGATCCACACGGGACGCAAGAAGTAGAAAAATACAAGGCACAATACAAGAAACAACTTTCTATTATAACAAAAATTGCCGAGAAATTAAAATACACAGTCGTACCGTCTGGCGAATCTTGCCCGTATCCCAAATTAGGAAAAGACGTTAAAAAGGGATTTCAGGCTATAGAAAACTTATTAGGTAGAAAAATGGGTTTCTGTGGCTGGTGGTCTTATTTTATAATTGAAATGTGTTGTTTGAAACCCGACGTTCCGTTCGAAGCCCTATACGCAGAGGCAAGGACGCTTTTATCGGATAGTCCCGAAAAAATATTCAACGTCATTGTCAAGTATCAATACAATTTACAGCAAATCGCAATTAAAATGATAAAAGAAGTAGGTGTTAAAGGACTCACAGACAAAACCGATATTCAAAAAGTGTATGATTTTTTAGCTGTGGTTTTATCGAACAATATAGGAGACTTGTTAATAAAACGCAAAGACCTTCTGGGGTACGGCGAGCTGGAGGGCGACGGATCACGTGGTTATAACTTTATTCGAGCGCTTAATGCGTCAAAAGCCCCAGCGAATACCGAAACGGAAAGTATTGTTACGTGGCGAGAAGAAAACAAAGAGGACGCCGACAAAATCAACGAGGGCAAATTCGGCAAGTTTGACTACAGCAAAGTTAAAAAAGGCACTCGGGACTTGGCAAAACGCACTAAAAACGTAGATCCCAAAAAGGTACACCCTCCCGCTGATAAATCGGGATTGTATGATTTGAAAAAACATAGAAAAGAACTTCAATACAATGAAGAAGAATCAACCCGAGATCGCAATATGTATCACCGCTTTTCGATCATTCTTAGAGACTGGAGGGGGAAATTCGTAAAAGACTGGTCGGATTTGAACCAAAAAGAGCGAAAAAGCGCATACTCGCAGTTGGCTGAACTTATACACGCTAAAAAAGACCCTGCCTATTTAGGAAAGGTTGTGCTTGACGAATTAAAAACCGTAAATGATTTTGACGAATTTGACTTTAGAGAACTACCTGATAACATCAAAAAGGCTTTTTATAAATGGCTTAATAAACAATAAAAACGCTGTAAATATATTTTTGTATAAAATATATTGCTATATATAATAAAGTCAAATGAGTCTGAATTTCGAAGACAAAGGACGGCGACTTGCCATTATCGAAGGCGGAGTGAAGAACAAAAATAAAATCGTGTCGATATGTACCAACGAGGAAGAGGAAGACGACATTAAAAAGGCATTCAGATCAATTCAACTGCAAGAGGGGCAAAAATTTCAACAAGTGCCAGACGAAAACACCGAACGGCAAATTATGTATATTACGGGTGCAAGTGGCTCGGGCAAATCGACCTATATCGCCAACTACTGTAAGCGGTATAAAAAGGCATTCCCCAACAATGAGATTTACGTGTTTAGTGCTTTGGGCGAGGATAAGAGCCTTGACGTGATAAAGCCAAACCGTCTTAAACTCGATGAACGAATGGTGACAGATCCACTGACGGTTGACGATTTCAAAGATTCAATGGCGATTTTTGATGATATTGATGTTATAGGCGACAAGAAAATACGAGATGCGGTTTATCAGGTGCTAAACGCTTTGCTGGAAACGGGGCGACACACAAAAACGTCCGTGTGTATTAGCAACCATTTGCCGACGGCTGGCAAAGACACACGCCGTGTTCTTAACGAGGCACATTCTGTTATTTGGTTTCCACATAGCGGAAACGGCGTTGGTATGCGACGGCTATTGATTGACTACTTGGGACTCGACAAACTCATTATCAAGAAAATCAAAAAGATGAAGACACGTTGGGCGTGTTTATTCAAAAATTATCCAACGATTATAATGACCGAGACCAGTATGTTTTTAACAGCGGATGAGGACGATTAGCCCATTTTATAAAATCGATTTTTTAAAATTAAAATCAGAAAAGAAACAGAATAATACAAATTGAGGACGAATAGCCCTCCATTTTATAAAATCGATTTTTTTAAATTAAAATCAGAAAAGAAACAGAATTATACAAGGATGAATTGGCTCATTCAAGGAATTGTAGAGGATTTAATTGACAAGTCTGTAATGAAGGGAGAATTTCGTAAAGTAGAATGTGACGCAATGGAACTCGTAAGTCAAATGCGATACGAAGCGTTGAAAATGCGTAAAAGCATCAAGCCAGAACGACTTTTAGTATCACGAGTTGGAAATTACCAACTTCGCACAGGGGAAGGTCGAAACCTAAAAATACGGGCAGTTAATTTGGAAAACGTTGTCAATGTTAAAAGAGTTGGAAAAGGGATGAGAAAATTTCACGATGTAGGGCGATTGATATTATCATTTTGCGACACTGAAGACTATTATTCCCCGATGGTTCGAAAGTCTGTTGAATACACGGACGAAGTCAGTTTTTATAACGGTCTTGCGACCCTTATGGGCGAGTTTGGAAAGGGTTTAGATTGGGTCTCTCAATAAAAAACATTTTTACCGAATGCTTACAAAGAAAAATCAAAAAAAATTAAATTTATTATCTTGCTTGATAATAAATGGCATTCAACCGTGATTACAATTTTGGAAAACAACAAGAAATCCAAATACTCCCAAAAATCAACGAATTCTTCAAAGACGACATCAAACCCGCCGTGGGTCAGTACAGCAAACACGACTTTGAGGGCAAAACGCACCTATACGAACTAAAAAGCCGTACCTGTAAGTTTAACAGTTATACAACGACAATTTTACCCGCTGACAAGGTAATCAAGACACGCAAGCAAATATTTATATTCAACTTTACAGATGGGCTTTATTACATCGAATACGATGAGGAGGCTTGGAAAGACATTGAAATCGCTTCTTTTCGACGCTTTCGAATTGGGGTAAATGACAAGGAAAAGCCCTATTATCACATTCCAATTACCCTTTTAAAGAAAATCGGCTAAATCTTGATATAGTCCTTTTGCATTCCTACCGAGTGGCTCATTGCCCCTGCGTCTTCTTTCATTTCCGTCAAGACATCGCCATATTTACTGGAGAGATAAATATGGCGAAGAAGACTACTGCCGACATTCTTACCAAAGGTTTTGTTAAGAATCCGTGTGATTGCGTTAACCTGTGAAAACGGTTTGCCGTCATAATACACCAAAAACGGCAAGCTCGTCGTCTTGTTTATTTTCTTACCCTTTAACAGCGGGTGAAATTTAAGATAAATGAGAATCACGTTGAATAACTCTTCGGGTATGTCTTCCTTTAACTGACCCTCTTTTTTGGCAGTTTTATACGCATTAAAGATAAATGATCGTGTGTCTAACACTAAATAGTTTGTGGTGATTGGCAACGACGCACTATTTGCCTTGACAATCATCATATTCTGGTACTCATTACGACGGGGCGCTTTATAGTAATACAAAGCCAACACAACATATTGAAGCAATACGTTATACTGGTGTTCGTTAATTTCCTTGTTGTTTGAAAACGCCTTTACTTTGGCTTCCAGCTCGGCAAACGTTTTACTGACCTCTTCCCACGTCAGCCAGTTCTTTGCTTGTGTCTCGCTCTTTTCGTTGGTGGCTTCTTTGGCTTTCAATTCCTTGTTTTTATCCATCATCAACTTGTAGTAGTCGTCGTAGAGTTTTTGCTTTGCCTTGTTGGACTTGTCCAGACCCAACGCTGACACGATGCTAATCAGATAACCTCGCTGTGTGTTTTGCTTGTATTTTTCGAGTTGCTGTAGAATAGCGGGGACATCTTTGAGAAAGTTAAAATTCTTGAGTGGCATATCATCATTAAGCTTTTCCAAATTGCGAAGATACATCTTAACAGAGGAAGACGCCAATTTCTTCTCTTCAAATCCGTCGGAGAGCGACTTTTTGAAATCCGTGTCGTAATTCATTTATATCATTACAAGATTAAAAAATGTAAAAATAAATGTTAGTGAAAAAGAAATTATAAATTCTTTCTTGTCTATATTATAAATGAGTTGGAACTTGGCTCTGGAAATCAATAAACTCGTATCTATTACGAGAGTGTCAGGGAGCAATATTCTTATTTACAATTCAACAGGGACGCTGTTAGCCTCGTACAAGACAACAGGCTTGTTTTTGGGAGATGCCGACACCGGAGGCTCTTCTTCAGGAACAAATAGTTTTGTTGCGCCGTCCTACGGCACTTTCACATTCGGAGGTCAATTTGCAAATCCGCCAAAAATCTTGAGTGGTGGCGGAGCAAGTCTTTACTACCGTGGCGCAGGACATAATTTTGAGAACTATTTGGGAACACTTGGTGCACAAGTCAATACAGGAGCTATTGTGGCTTCTGGAAACATCAGTTCCACTGGTTCGATTAATGTCGCAAGCGTAGTTTCCACTGGTGCAATTTCAGGCACGACGATTACAGGCACAGGCGCAATTTCAGGGGCAAGTGTGGTTTCCACGGGGGCAATTTCAGGGACGACGATTTCAGGGACGACAATTACAAGTACTTCAGGTATTCTATGTAATGATTACAGCAATAACGGAAATAATAATTTGAATATTACCGCATTTAGTAGTGGAAACAATCCAGCCATTACTTTTAACAGTGGTTCTTCTAACAGTGCTACGGCATCAGGAAGATGGGGGTATCTTAATAACACAGGTTGGGTTTTTGAAAATGGTAATAGTTCAACAAACACAACCATAGCACAAATAAAAGCAGACACAACAGGAGGTTCTCCTATTCTACTTATAACAGGCACGACAACGGGCGCAAATCATACAGGTATTCAGGTTATTCAGGCGTGTAACCAATATCAAAATTCAATACGCTTACAAGCAGGAGCAGGAATAGGAATAACCACTACGATATATCATATGGAGTTTTCTTATAATGGAAGTTTGACAGCAAATATATCTCAATTAGGTAGTCTTGTAACATACGGACAACCAAGTGATAGACGATTAAAGGAAAATATTGATTATAACTATAACGCTACTGACATTTTAAATCAATTAAAACCTGTTTCATATAATTTTATAGGTCAGGATAGGACATACCACGGATTTATAGCACAAGATATTTTAGAAGTTGTGCCCCAATATGTAGCAAAAGGAACAGATGACTTTTATCAAATAGATTATTCCAAATTTACTGGAATTTTATGTAAAGCCGTTCAAGAACAACACGCCAAAATCACCTCGTTGGAAGCACAACTCGCCTCGCTAAAAGCCACCGTGGACGCACTCGTTGCGCAAAAAGAAATTCTTGTCGTTTAATTATTTTCTTGTCTACTAATAAATGCGAAAGTGTTTGCTGTGCAAGGTCGAATTTAAAGGGCATATGAATGTCTGCGAAAAGTGTTATGTCGAAAAGGTCTTGCCCCTCAAGAAGACCACCAAAAAAAGAACGCCGTACATCGAGCCGACGGATTGGTAATGTTTAAAAACTTGGGGTGACGGGTGACGGGTGACACCTTGCTTTTCAACTCCGTCGCCAAATGCTTTTTCTGTTTTTTATTTAAAAATTGGAAAATAAAAAGTGCATTTTCAAAAAAAAAATAAAAAAGCGATTTCTCCAAACGTTTCAAAACCAAGGTGTCACCCGTCACCCGTCACCATCAAGTTTTTAAACCATATTTCTATTTATTTATTTTCAAGGTTAATATAAGGGAGAGTTATATGAGTATATATAGGGGTTTTATTAAAAATTTGACGAGGTGACGGGTGAGGTGATGAGTTAGTTTATCGAGTTTTTAAACGCTGTTGGCAAATGGCATTTAAAGAAAAACGGGGATCTTAAATGAAAAAATAAAAAAAAAAGTTTTTAATTGTTATTTAAAAACTTGTATATATATAAAATGAGCGAATACGTTGATGTCGTCGATGTCCGAAAAATTGAATGGTTGATTGAAAACAACGATAAACTTGACTTGGGAAAGTCTTATGTGCGGGGAAAACTGGTCGGCGGAGACGGGCAACTCGACATTCTGCGCAAATACCACAAGCGTGCGATAATGTTCGAGGGAGTCGTTCCACAGTCCTATTTTCAACACGACGGAGTAGGACGACGATTCACCCGAGAAATCGGCTTAACCAACTTGTCCCGCAAAATCCGTCATACCATTGCCAAGGGGCTAATCGATATTGATATGAAAAATGCCCACCCGTGTTTTCTACTATATTTCTGCCAGAAAAATGCCTTGAATACGCCTTATTTGGAAAAATACGTGATGAACCGTGATGAACTTTTGAATGAATTGAAAGAAGCCCGAGATATTAGTCGAGACGAAGCCAAGAAAATACTCTTGCGGGCGATTAATCGAGACGATGGCTATTACCGCCAAGAACAAGGCGACCCGTCGTGGTTGTATGATTACCACCAAGAAACAAAGTTTATCGCCGAACAATTAAGCAAGTTATACCCTGAATATTTGAAACAAGCCGAAAAAGCCAAGAAGCGCAAGTGTCAGGAGGAGTGGAATATGAAGGGGTCTGCCGTTAATCGCCTGTTATGTGATATGGAAAATGAATGTCTGAAGAAAATCGAGCAAGTCGTTAGAAAACACGGTGGAAATGTCAAAGTGTTGGCATACGACGGGTGTATGATTACCGATGAAATCCGCCCTAAACTGGGCGAACTTTTGGCGGATATTGAAGCCGTGGTTGGGTTGGACTACCCAACGTTGATTTTTAAAATGGACGAAAAGGTTATGAATGAAGGGTTTACCGTGCCTGACGACTGGAAAACCAAAAAAGAACGCAAAACAGAAGAAGAACGCAAAAAAGAAGAGAAACGCATCAAGAAACAAATTCAAAAAGAAATAGACGAGGAAGACGACGAAGAAGACTATAAATTATGGAAGGAAGAGTTTGAGAAGGAACATTGTAAAATTCGCAACAACACGAGTGTTGCGTTTAAAGACCATTCCGGTGAATGGGATTTTAGAACTCTTTCTGACCTCCAAGATATGTATTCAGAACGGGGAGATCAGTGGCGGAAATTCACAAAGTGTTGGTGGTATGAAGATGCCACAATGCGTGTTTTTCAGTATGCCGATATGTTTAGCCCTACCGAAACCGTCCCAGAAAATGCCTTTAGTCTCTGGGTCGATTACCCATTAATGGCATATAGAAATCCACTTCAAAAATTCTATGACCTTTGCCCTGAAAGTGGGGTGATGCTCGAGCAATATTCTAATAAACAAATGGGGAAATCTCCAGTAGACCCCGAGCATAGATTTGTATTTGATAAACTATGCCCCGCATCAGAATTTGTAATTAATCACATAAAAATTCTGTGTGGCAATATCAAATTGAGCCACGAATACGTGTTAGACTGGGTAGCCCAAGCCCTACAATATCCCCACAATAAAACGACAATGTTGGCGTTTGCTTCGTCTGAGGGCGCAGGTAAAGACAGTTTTCTCCATCTTCTCCGTAAATTGTTTGGCAGGCGCAAGGTATGCGAAACAAGTCGCCCAGACGACATTTTTGGTCGATTTAACAGTAAACTGATTGACAGTATGATTGTCGTCTTAAACGAAATGTCTGCGCAAGATACGGCAAAATATGACAAGGATATGAAAATGTTGATTACCGAGGAGGAATTACCGATTGAGTCAAAGGGTCAAAAAATCATTACCCTTCGCAGTTTCCACCGCCTTATTTTATTCACGAATCAGGAAAATTTCCCCGTTCAGACAAGTAAAAGCGACAGGCGCAAACTGATTAATCGTTGTTCCGATGAAAAGGTAGGCGATTCGGCATACTTTGACACGTTATATAAATACATCGACGATGAAGAGGTTTTAATCGAATTGTTTAATTTCTTTATGAGTCGAGACGTCGATACATTCAACCAAGAACGAGGGCGCAATATTCCCAAAACGTCTTACCAAGAATTAATTACCGAGAACTATTCAAACCCTGTCGAGGATTGGCTAAAAACAATCCCAGAAATGACGGGCGATAAATGCCCGAGTTGTCAATATTACCTTTCAACGTGTTCGACGTGTAATTTCTACAAGGGCGATTCAATCGAATGGACGGGAACGGATATTGTGGAACAATTCAAGTATTATTGCCAACGAGCAAATATGAAAATAGAATTGAGTATAAATCAACTGGGCGTTCGTCTTGGTCTTTTGATTCAAAACGGCGCAAAGGGACTCGAAAAAGTCAAGACTAAATTCGGAGTAAAATATAAAATGAGTAAGAAGGGATTAGAAGCCCATTTCAACCCACCGGCTAAAAAACTACTTTCAAAGCCAGTCGCCCCCGTCGTAGAAGTAGCCGTAGCCCCCGTTGTTCCCGTTATTCCCATCGTAGAAGTCGATGTCAAACAAAAGCCTAAATTTATAGTTCCTAAATTACTGCCTCTTGGTATGATGGACGAAAAATTCAAAGTAAAATAAAAAAAAAGTTTTTAATTCATATTTAA